TCTCACATTTCGGGGGATACGAAGGCACTGGCACCGTAGATGGGCCTGTCATAAATTGTGGATTTGCTCCAGCTTGGTTGCTGCTCAAGAACATCGACGTCGGCGATAGCTGGACGATATGGGATACTACAAGAAGCCCCGGCAATCCAGCTAACGATTATATTCAACCAGAAATACCAGGCGCGGAGGTGGTGGGGGCTACCACTAATACGCTCGACATATTATCTAACGGATTCAAGTTACGGACGGCAGACTCTCGAACAAATTCTGCACACACATTTATTTATGCGGCATTTGCTGGTGAATCCCCAAGCATCCTATTCGCATCAGGACAAACAAGAGCGAGGTAAGACTAATGAACATCCCACAATACATAGAACAGCTATCAACAGAAGTAGCTGGTAAGGTTAGCATTGCTATAGGTAGCGGTGGTTCCCTTGCACAGTACATCACAGACTGGGGTAATATGTTTATTATGTCCGGCAATGGTGTGCTACTAGTCGGCGGTCTGTATCTGATGTACCATAAGATCTTCAATAAGAAGAAGAAAACTAAGAAGAAGCCTAAGAAGGTGAAGTAATGAAATACACATCAGGCTACAAGTATCAAATCGCGGAGGACTACACCTGTTTTGTCCCCTTCTTCGCCTCGGATGCTATCCGTACTAGATTCATTGACTTACAGCCGATGAAGAAGGACGGCCACTTGATTGGACTGTTACGCATTCGTCAGGGGTATGCGTGGGACGGGGCCAGTGGTCCTACCTACGATACATCTGACACAATGACTCCATCCTTAGTTCACGACGTTGGCTATCAATTGATGAGGAACTACCTTCTACCTCAATCATGCCGCTCCGTTATAGATGAACACCTTGGGGTAATGATGAAGGAAAGAGCCTCGAATATATGGGGCCTGAAACAACTCCAGAGATGGAGAGCTAATCGATGGGTGAATGCAACGCATCTCTTTGCGGCTGGTGCAGCTAATCCTAAGAATCGAAAGAAGATTGTCGAAGTTATTTAAAGACACAAAAAAAGCCCCCTCTCGAACCCTAATATCTAGGGAACGAGAGGGGGCTATTTTTTTGTCTTTATACAGGGACCTTGTCAAAGAAGGTGGCTAGTGTACGAAGCACCTCACTGACTTGGGGGCCACTGATATTGAAGTAGGCACCGGCGGCAGCGGCTAGGAGTACCGTCCAGTTTGACCCACTTGGGTTGGCCGTAGCTTTCTTACCTAGAAAGCCTAAAGCCTTCGGAATCACTTGGGGGATATACCCCAAGAAATTCTTTAGTATCTTCAGTTTACTCATCGCAAGTCTTTGCTCCTGTGTCTGCATCGATGAAACAGGCTGCTCCATCTTCTGGTTCTGATTTGTTCAGTACACCATAGCGTTTACCGGAAAGTCTAAAGGTTGTAACGCCTTTGAGTTTACCCTTCCAGCCCTTCATATAAATATCTTTAAATTCATCGAAGGTGGTGTGATCCCCTACGTTGATAGTCTTAGATACAGCGCTATCTATGTAGGGTTGTATAGCCACCTGAATAGCAAGGTGGTCATCCGTGCTAAGGTCTTCGGTGGTCTCGGCCTTTACACCGAAGTAGTTCCAGACGTAGTCCTTAAGCTTGATGATCTGAGTACCACCCTCGGTGATGACACTCCGATCTACCTCGTGCGCAAACACCGGCTCAATCCCACTAGACACGTTGTCAGCTGTGAAGGATATGGTTCCGGTAGGTGCGATAGATGTGAGGTGAGAGTTACGCATACCCTGCGCCCCGATCTTATCCCGGACCCACTGAGGTAGGCGTTTAACATACCCAGACTTCAGGTAGTCAACGCATTCAAAGTCAGGGAAGTTACCCTTCTCTCGTCCGAGATCAGAGGAAGCAGCATAGGCGTTCTTAGATAGCACCGAGCCTACCTTCTTCGTGAAGTCGATAGACGCTCCAGACCCGTACTTCATATCCATAAGGGTTAGAGCATTAGCCAGACCCGTGAAGCCTAAGCCCATACGTCGCTTAGCTTTGGCTTCCTTCTCTTGCTCAGGTAGTGGGTACTGGGTGCGATCAATGACGTTATCCATAGCTCTCACTACGGGGGCGATGTCTGCTGTGAACAGTGCCCAGTCAAACTGCGTGATACTATCGGGCGTGTTGACATACTTCACTAGGTTAAAGCTACCTAGCAGACACGCGCCAAAGGGCGGGAGAGGCTGTTCACCACAGGGGTTAGTCGCCTCGATGGTTTCACAATAGTACAGGGGATTGTCTGCATTGATACGGTCAATGAATAGAATACCCGGTTCAGCCCAGTCCCAATTAGCTCGCATGATCTCATCCCATAGAGCCGTTGCGTTGATGGTCTTATAGACCCGGTCTTCGAATACCAGATCAAAAGGCTTGTCGTTCTGTACGGCCCGCATGAAGTCATCAGTAACGCCTATTGATATATTGAAGTTAGTAAGGACGTTATCATTCTGCTTGGCTCTAACGAACTCCTCGATATCAGGATGGTCAACACGCAACACGGCCATCATGGCCCCACGCCGGTGCCCTGCTGAACAGATGGTACGACAGGCAGCATCATAGATCCCCATGAAAGAGACAGGGCCAGAGGCTTGACTGTCGAGGGATACAATCCTATCGTTGTGGGGGCGGATACGGCTGAAGTCATAGCCGATACCACCACCACGTTTCATGGTGTTAGCCGCTTCCCAGCATCTCTTCATGATGGAGTCAAGGCTATCATCGATCACACCACTGACGAAGCAGTTGTATGCAGTGACCGAGGCTGGGGAGCCCATAGCTTTCTGCACCCTACCGGCTGGCATGAACCGTTGGTTTAGGAATATATCCTTAATCACTCCACGGTGTTCCTCATCGTCAGCCATAGCCGCAGCGTTCCTAGCTGCTGCTTCATCGAAGGACTCGTTAGGTAGGCGGTACTTAGATTGGTGCATAGTATCACAGGCTTCAACCTGGGGGCCGTAAGGTTCAGTCATCACTTTTGTTCCTCTTGTTTGGGTTGGCAGGGCACGGACCCGAATGAGCAGAAGACACAGCAGTCCCCCCCATTCGGGCGTAATACTTCCTTACAATTCTTACAGTCATAGAAGAATTGGCAAGCATCATGCGGCATAGTCTCAACGTCTGCGTGACCACACTTAGGACAGGTGATCTTAGATCGAGACTCTACCATACTACAGGCCCTTGAGTACGTTGGGTCTGGTGGATTTATCGAGGTTACCAGTACGGTCTTTAGACCATGTACCACAGTCCTGGCACTGGTAGCGTTGGTAGGTCATGGTTGCCGTGCTGTAGGGACCACGTTTCGTAACATGAGTGCCCCCACAGTTGGGGCAAGTCGGTGCAACAGCATCGCCATACACACCGTGATTGGGATGGTTAACAATCCAACCAAGTAAACGCCGGTACACCTTCTCCATCTGCGTAACGTCACCCCGGTTGTACTTCTCCATCATCTTCCAATACTTTTTGTCACCCTCCATACAACCAACCCACATATCGAAGCCCTCGTGTTTGACCTTCTCTCCGAGTCCGAGGAAGCCAAGCACATAGTCGAGCTTGTTACTGGCTAACCTAAACCTACGTTTCACTGTAGGGAGTAGGTCAATGTGCTGACTAGGGGCTGGCATGGCCCATCCTAGCTTTAAGAACTCAGCATGTAACCACTTTATATCGAAACTGTTTCCGTTGTAGTGGATGATCGCATCAGCTTCATTCAGTAGGTCGTAGATGGGACTAAGCATCTTAGCGTTTGACTGGTTCTGTACGGATTCGAACATTACCTTCTTGTTGTCAAGCCACTTAGCAGCCCAGCACAAGATGTACCCAGGCTTATCTACCTGGTTGAGGGAGATGTTCTGGTTGAACAGCCCCCAGGTATACACCCTATTCGGGGCCGTTTCAATATCGATGAGTAAAGTTTTCATTAGTTATACCTCTATTCGGCGGAGTTCACTGATTTCGTAATCAATATTATCAGAGTCATCAAGTAGGTCGAGGAACATACCAAACACATCTGATCGATGTTCGATGTTCACATCGTTGAGAGTGTCCGACAGAGCATCTAAGCCCTCCTCGGATACGGCCCATACTCGGTCCTCGTCTACCTCTGAATTGTTAACGAAGATGATGAACAATAACTCAGCACGGTTACTTAGCTCATCGTGAAGGTCTAGCTCTAGCTTGGGTTCGAATAGCTTTTTCATCTTTTGTTTTCCTATCATGGCACTCTTTGCAGAGTACTTGGAGTTTATGGGACTCGCAGAACATCCGAGCAATAGTCTCATCCCAGGATACGAAGCCGGTAGCTGGGTCTATGATTGGTTCTATATGATCTACGAACACGTTGTTCTTACGGTTAACAGTTAACGGCACCTTATGTGCCCTTGTCTCGTAGCCAGCACATAAGTAAATACCCCGTGCCCTCCAGGCTGCTTTCTTAGCTACCGACTTAGGAGGCCATCTGTGGCTCATCTGCCGGAGACCTCCCTTAATGAATGAGTTCATTCGGGCTTGGGTCCACTGGCCTGAGTTGAATGGTGTAGGTTTTTTCATTCTTCCATACCTATCTCCCAGAGGACGGGCTTGCCATCCTCATGTAGCTTACGGGTCATCCACAGCAGACGGCCCTGTTCTAATAGATACTCATCATCTTCGTATAGCTCTCTGACCTCCTTACCCCACTGGTCAGGGGGAGTCTCGGTTAGTATCGAGTAGGCTGCTACTGGCCCGCATCCCTTAAGGCCGGGGATGTTGTCTGTCGTATCACCCGTGAGGAGTTGGCCGTAGAAGCTGGCTAACCCGGTGGCAACGAGCTTCTTCTTGTTCTCATGTAGCTCCACCCGCCCCTCTTGTGGGACCCACTCGGGACCGAATGAGGGTTGATTACCTATCTCCCAACTGAAACCCCAGCCGGGGACTTGTCGGAGGTCCTTGTCTCTCGAACAGATGATGTACTTCGCAGGGTCACTGCACTGCTTGAGAGCCATAGCATCGTCAGCCTCCAGATGGGTGACCACTTCACAATCCAGTACACCCTTCATGTAGGCCGTGATGTTATCGAAGTGCCAAGGCTTGTTTGACTTACGGGTCCCCTTGTAGATCTTGGTCTTTGCGATCTCGAAGCGGAAGGTTGTACCCTCAGTGATGTAGATGATAGGGGGCGCCTCGGTCTCAACAGTATCTTGTATGGACTTGATGCGAGAGAGTAGGAGCTTCTCTACATAGTCGAAGGGAGGGATAGCATCCTTGTCACCCTTCATCGAAGTCCATCCCGTAACGGCTCCGAAGCCAACCTCATAGCGGAGAATGTCTCCATCGATAAGGGGTATTAGATCAGTAGGTTGTTCCATACTCTTCCTTCCGGTTAATAGGGGGAGGAGCATCACGCCAGGTGATGCTCCCCGTGACCAGGTTAGTTAGGTGAACGACCGCCCTCTTTAGTAGGGGTTTTCGGCTTCGGCTTCTTCTTTAGAGGCTGGGACTGCATCCGGTTCCTTCGACTCACTACTGCCCTGAGCAGCCTCAAGCTTGGAACCGTCATACTCTAATCCCCCTTGGATCTTCTCTTGGATAAACCTTGGGAGCCTAGCGAACACTTCGAGGTCAGGCTCATCAAAGTCAAACACTGCACTAGGGTTAACCAACTCAGCACAGGTAGCGGCATCTTTCTCACGCATCGCAACGACACCGCTGATGTTCTCATACACACGACCCGGAACTTTCTTATTCGGGTTGTGTACCACAGTCACCATGCAAGGCGTATCAATCAGCTGGCTAAAGTCACCACCATGAACCTTCTTCGGATCAATAGCTAGGTAACGAATGGTTGACTTCGCTCGTTCCGCGCCCAACGAGTAGAGGGGCATGGTCTCACTCAACCAACGTGGCTTGTCAGTGAGGTCTTTACCGTCTTCACCCTTAAGGAACTCATCAACGAACTCATAGGTGATGGAGATCATAGGGACTGGCGGCTTCTCTTCACCCATGTAAGGGTGCTGGGCTTGGACTCCGAGATCCGCGATCATCACGGTACGGGCCGGGTATGTACCAGGTTCCATAGGATCGACCTGTTTACCACCCGAGGGTAGATTGCTTACTTTAAGAGTCATATGTTTCTTGTCCTATTCAGTTAGTCCGACACAGGATTGTATCAGGCTATTCGTCTTCAGAGCGAGAGCTTCACGTTCCCTCTTCTTCTTAGCATTCCACTTGTCTGTACGTTTCTTCCCAGCGGCTGCGCCCTTCTCGGAGAACTGGTACCGTAGGTTTATCTGTCTCCGGGCGAACCTACCTCTAGGGGTCTTTGCGTACAGTGCCTGTTTGGCAGCTTTCTCTTCTTTAGTCTGTTTTGCCATAAGCGGTAATCCCTTCAGGGTTGGGTCGTGTTACCTCATCTGTATAGATATGAGTCGGGCGGTCATCGCCCTGTTTGTAGAACTTAGAGTAGAAGGATAACATAATCAAGTTACACATAGCATGGCCCAAGTGGGGCAGCTTGCTCTCGGGGTCATTGTCTTCGCCCCGATACCAAGCCTCCATGTGCCGCTGTAGGCAGTCGTAAGGCACCGTCCAGGGCATACCCTTGGCCCAGTTCCATGCCTTGTACTTCTCTCGCCCGTACATGAATACCCGAATGGCATCATGTAAGGCACTGAAGGGTATGAGACTGAACTCCAGCTTACCGCTGTTGAGCCGTGCCCCTGTTCCCTTTTCTTCGCTATTTAGATCTCCGATATCACCGGCCATCAAAGATACGCCTCCATATAAAGCCTCGGATTAAAGAAATAGTCGTGAAGACTAGGTTCATGTAGAGCGCCTGAGACCCTGTTATCGGGACGTTCATGATAGCTGGGATCAGCCACAACGCTGCCACCCAGGCAATCAGCACTCCACTCCCCACGTTGCACAGGCCCTCAAACAAGGACATTATTTTAGACTGCACCTTATGGTTTCCCCGGTTCACGGCCTTCAGAGAGATAGTTGTCTCGCCATTCCCGCTCTTCCTTAGCGAGTGCCTTACGTTTAGCAGCCTCGTATCCAGGCTGGCTCTTCTCAGCAGCCAGTATGGCCTTACCCTTACAAAGTCTTTCGACAAGGTGGTCGTTGATTGTTTTCTTAGTCATAATCCTACTTTCAATTTAGTGTGTATCATACCAACTCTGACCAACGAGGTAATCCCCGCCGTGCTGGCACTTCATCTTTAAGAACTCCCCAGCCCAGCGTATAGCTTCACTGGCTAGGGTCCCAAGTTCGTCTGCGAGTTCTGGCTTACACTCCATTTGGAACTCATCGTGATACCAGATAAGCATACCCCAGTCTACGCCTCGAACCCAACCCTTCTGCTCGGCCCACTTGTGAACCATCACATAAGCTATGCCCATCTGAATTGCCTCATCCGATTGTAGGGCGTAGCACAGCAAGTCTTTCTCTAGTCCAACCAACACCGGACGACCATCCGCGCCTTGGATGTAGCCATCGTAGTATTCGACTCTTCGCCACTGGTTGTTATAACGGGTCTTCGTAGTCGCCCGCCACTCAGCTTTGAGACTATCCAGTAGGGCCACCAACTTGGGCATACTAGCCATGTAATCTTCTTTAAGTTTCTTCGCTTTCGGCTTAGTAGTTTCGAGTAGCTGGGCAGTCTTTGCATCACCGGCTCCAAACAGTACTGAACCGTAGAAGAAGTTCTTCGCTAGTGATCGAGTAGCAGCACCTGACTTACGTTGATTAAGAGAATGTAAGTCAGTCCCATCAACTGATGCGCCATGTAGCACGGCCTCGGTGAACTCATCGTCGCCCATCCGACCGGCTAACTGTCGCATCTGATTGCCTTTGCTATCACAACCAACCACAACCATACCGGGGCTGGCTATGAAACACTCACGCATCTGCTTAGCAAAGAAGGCACCACTGTGGGGTGATGGGATGTTAACTACGAGTCGATGCTTGAGTCTGCCGGTTGTTGCAATTCCTCCAACTGGCGTTGACAAGCGGTTATCCGGGCGCAAAGAGCTACTCCATCCCTCAAGGATTGAACGGCGTTGTCTACATTGAATTCTTTTCGCGACAAGCCGACCCAAAGAGCCTTGAATTCCCGTGAAAGAGTCCGCTTTTGAGAACTTAGCCGAAGTTCTTCTTCCGTCTTTGGTGTTCCACTCATCAGGTTTCCATCCTTCACTCAATAGGAAGTCTTTAACTTCCTGGTTTTTGTTTAAGTCAACGCGACGTAAAAGCACACGACTAAAAGGGCCAGAGACAGTATGTATATCCATATCTCTCTTCTCTGCGTAATCTTCCAGCGCCTTCGAATGGGTGCCATCTTTTTTGAACGGGGCTTTAACATGCTTATACTTTCCATCTGTCTTAGTCTCCAATACATCAACTAAGTAGGGGAGACTGGGGTTAATACTATTAGCAATTTTATCAATCCATCTCGTGAGTTGAGCGATGCACCGATTAAGATGCGGTACATCGATGGCGAATCCGTACTGCTCCTGTTCGTTAAGGTACTGAAAGATCTTCACGTTTAACTTATGAGCCGAGGCCCAATTCCTACCGCGACCTTCCTTGAGTAGAGCATGATAGATATCATATTGTAGATTCGCATCACCGACACAGCGCTCAAGCATCTCAGGAGAATACCGATCCCACTCATTATGCTCAACCTTCTGATCACCACCCAACCGGTGACCCCAAGCCTCTACGCTATGGGGCGCTCTCCCGGTGTACATCGGTGGCTTGAGTCGGTCGGGGTTCTGAGTCCGAGACATCAACAAGGTGTCAACGACCTTGCCCTTGAACGACCAACCAAACACTTTCTTAAGTAGTGGGAAGTCGAACCCGACACAGTGGTGTCCGATCAGGACGTCAAAGGTGTCGAGGTAGGAGCAAAGATCAGGGACGGTCGAGGGATCAAAGGTCTTCACGGTCCCGGTCGAGTGGTCCTTGATGGCAGCGCACCAGACCCGGCTTGCTACATCCAAGAACCCATCACTCTCCAGGTCGAACGTTGCTACTCTCATGAGTTACCTCTCTCATACAGTACCCGTTGCTGGGGCTACATAGTCAGGGTCTGCTCGTAATTCTTTCCTGAAATCTCTGACAATATTCCAGATCTTAACCACATTTTCAGATACAATATCAGCAACTTCTTTAGAAGTGTATCCATCGATCAAGTTGAGATAAAGGATCTCTTTCACATTAGCTGGCTTTGCGTCCATCTTAGCCAAGACTTCCTTCAATTCAAGGGTGGCAATGGCTTGTCGAGTGCTATAGGCCACATCTTCAGAGAGCAGGGTCTCTTCTTTAAGGCTCTGCACAACCATGCCCCGGCCCCGCTCTGCTCTGAAGTGATCCATCAGAGCGTTGTTCACAATACGGTTAAACCATTTAACGAACGTCCCCTTATCCGGGTCATAGCTCTCCCAGTATTTGAAGGCCCGCAAGTAGGCTTCTTGCACAACGTCTTCTGCATTGTGATAGCTACCGGCCTTCCGGGAGAAGTGTATAACCTTCTTCCGGCTCTCTGCCAAATAGTGATCGTCAATGATTTTATAAACTTCTTCTTTTGTCATATTAAACTCCATCTATTTCAGTTAACAGGCCCTGCTTCGTATTGTAAAACAGGTTACAATAGCCACTAGCACCGAACCGGCGCTCTTCGAGTATGATCAAACGCCTGATGTTTTGCTCTTCATCAGGTAGGTCAGGATCTTTATTGCCCTCAAGCCCCATCATTACATGGCAGCTTCGCATCATAGCACGACTACCAGCAAATTGCGAAGACATAACCTTGCCCCCACGCTCATGCGGGTCGCCAGACTTTGGTGCATTAAGGTGGCAGAAGAGAAACACCATGATATCTAGGTCCTTCGCCAGAGACGAAACACCCTGAGCGAACTCCTGAAGCAGCGAGTTAGCCGCACCGGCCACCATGCCATTCGTGATGTTAGTAATCGGATCGATGAACACTGCACGACAGCCTTGATCGACTGCGGCCATGATGTCCGTTCGTAGTGTCGTCCAATCAAGCTCTTGATACATATTCAGGCACAACAAGCTCTCTCCGATAACCGGGGCGACCCTATCGTAAGCTTCATAATCGAACGGTATCTCTGGATCTGTGAAGACCCTCTTGGCTACCTTGCCTACCACTCGTTTGAACGTCATGTCGTTAACGTCTTCGGGCTGTACTGCGAACACCTTAAGCTTGTGTTCAGTAATCAGGTGCGCGATGAGAGTATCGACAACTGTAGTCTTGCCCATTTTCACTCCGGCACCGATGTAGATAGTTTCACCGAATCGAATGCCTCTGGTCAGCTTACTAAGCCGTGCCCAGGGATACGACAGGCCCCAGGGCGTCTCTTCCCGGGCGGAGTTAATCAAATCCCGGCCCCATACAAGTCTGGTATTCTTGGGCTTCTCTTTCTTAAACAATACAGCATTAGCCAGCCCCGCGCCGAAGCCCTTAATTAGGCAGTCGTTCGGGTCCTTGGCCGGGAGTGTCACAGTTGTGGCATACGGAATAAGCTGCATGACTTCCTCGATAGTTTCGAGACCGACGGGGTCTTGATCGAAGACCAAAACAACTTCCTTAAAATTAGCCAGGATAGCGGGAAGCATCTTCACCAAGTCTTTCTTGGCAGACTTGATGCCCTTGATCAGACTAACCACTGCGGGATCAAACGAAGCATATGCCCCGCCCGCTGCCTTTTTCTTCAGCGCTTGGTACAGAGCGACCGCATCAAGCTCCCCTTCTGTGATGTAAAGGGCCTTGGCACCGGTAGCTACGGCCTGAGACCATCCGAAGAGTTCAACGTCACACATATCACCGATAGACCAGAACTGTTTTTGTTCAATTAACCGACTCTTGAATGCGACAAGCTCCCCGCCCTTGTAATATGGATAATGATGCGACACCGGAGTCGAGCCGTCCTGTTCGGACAAACCTATGGTTACCCCGAAATATTCGAGAGCTGTTTTTTTCAGCTTACGATCCGGCAGATCAACGGTTGGATATTGGGAGATTTCTTCGATCTCTTTTTTAATTTCTCCCGCTGACCGTTTGAATCTTTTTTGAGGGATTTTATGCTCGCCGCCCTCATAAGGATCAGCAACGAACGTATCACAATGAAAACAATAACCGTTATAAGTGTCGTCGTCTGCTTGAAACACCTGGAGGGCAGTGTGCCCACACTTAGAGTGTTCAAGCTTTTCAATGCATTCGCTCATGATGCCTCCGTATCCGATGGACGATCTACAATCCACGCTGTATTTGAATCCGCCCGTCTCACAAGGGCATCTCTTCGAGCGTTGCTATTCTCAGCTTCTATGTAGTCCTTGAGGATAAACTGACAATTGTACTGAATCCGTTTAACGTGAATCACCGGGGCATAACCTAGTCGTGCGATGGCGGCAACGTCCCGTGAGATCGATTCGATTGTTGCTATTTTGTCTGTTAAGTGCATGATTTCATTCCTTATAAATATTACTTGATGCCTTTGCGTTTCCACTTTAACCAGTTCCTAGCATGTATCAGAATACCGAAGACCCCTGCTAGGGCAACCAGGTATAGGCTCATATATAAACTCAGCGTCACCCAAGCTATCTCCGCCATGACTCCGAGCCTCGGCCCCCACAGAACCATCTTTCCGTAGCTGTGAACGTATCCGAAATACAGCGAGAGACAAAGTATCTGTAGCCAAAGCGAGATCTGATCTTGATTTACAAGCCATTCTATAAACTCCATTTCGAACTTCCTTATGAGATTACAACACCGTTGCCCTCACATTTAGGGCACTCAACAACTTGCGGCTTGGTCTCTTCACTCAAAGAATAGCCGAACCCAACACACCATTCGCAAGTCGATACGGGGTCACCGTTGGCTTGAGCTTCGAGGATATCCATCGTCGGTTGATAGCTATGAGATAATTTTGACATGCTATTGAACTCCTATTGCTATAATGGCCATTACAAGGATAACGAATACAAATACTGTGGCCTTTAAAATTTTATCAATCATTGGATTTTTCCTTCTTTCAAAATTGTGATGCGTTCAAGTCGCTTATGGTAGCTGTAACTTGTTCCGCATTTCGAGCATTCATAGTCTAGCACAGTCGCATCAGGTAGGTTCTCCACCGGCTGCGTGATATGGGCGCACGTTGGGCAGACTGTGCAATGAGGCGGTCTATTAGCCCTTAAGAACCGGGCATGTAGGACATCAATTGCGATGAGACCGCAACTCTTGCAATCCCATCCGAATCTGTCGTCAATCATTGTAAAGCTCCTCCGCCAAATACATGCCGATCGAGAACCCCATAAATATACCACCAACCGCTGGCGCTATTAAGTGTGAATGATGCCAGCCAAAGACGAAGGTTCCCACGCCGATGGCAAACACTGGTATCAGGTAGTTCATAATTAATTCCCTTTATCTAAAACGATCACAGTTATATTTCGTGTCCTTTATTTGATCCTCGATCAACGTGCAATAAAGGACATCTCTCTCCGTGGTGGCTAGGTTCAGGTCCGCCCTCAAAGCATGGAACTTTAGGGTGGCTAGAATAACGGCACAAATAAAGCCAAGTATAGTTAAGTATCTCATAACGAATCCAAGTATCTAGCCGCCTCCTCCGCAGTAAGCAGCTCGCCCTTTATTGAGATCTCAACGTCGTTACTATGGGCAGATGAGCTATCTATTTGACCAATTGTTGAATGTACTGTAAAGGCCGCTGCTAATAGTAGCGCTACGAATATGAGTATTAGAGCAACTATAGATTTCGGTTCATAATTCATTTTAGAATTCCTCATGATAAATTGTTTCGAAATTGAGTTGATCAGTCGAGACGTAAGGGCGGCCCCGACCTACTGCGGCTCTAAACCCGGCTGAGAATTGCGCCATGTAGGCGGCTCTCGTTGGGGTTTCTTTTTCTGCTCGGATCTCCGCTCTGATTTTATTGACTTCGGCGGCTAGTCTCACATGGTTAAATTGCATTTTTGCCGTCCTCCATTATACATAAATATCAATGATGCGCCCAGGAGCAGGAGCGAGTTGAAGGGAGTTTACCTCGCCTTCTTGATCAGTCTGTCGCTGCTCAAGCTCCCTAAGCTGATGATTAGAAACGAACAATTCAATATCATTCATAGCCGCCACCAAGGACTATATTGTCACCGTTAGGGTGACTGTCTTCTTCCGGCTCGAAGAACCGACCGTCCGGCCCGCAATGCCTATCTGCCGGGACCAGTGTCGCCTTCCGTAATAAACCTACATACGCGATCTGAGTTTTAAGTTCCCGCTGCTCATACGGGCTATCCATACTATAGGCACCGGTGACCGGGCTAATCTCGATCACCTTATTGGACGTACAGCGTGGGCCGAAATTCGGGAATGCGGTCTCTGAATAATGCCGACAATCTACACACAGTGGCACAACGTCTAATCCTTCCGGTACTAACTTAAATTGATCCATAATATTATTCCTAATCCTCGATTATTCGATTCCATATGAACTCGCCCGTTAAAATAACCCGATCTACTTCTGCCGGGGTTAGTCCTCGAACGTCTTTGAGCGTATAGCCAAGCCCCACTAGGTATGAGTGATGAAGCTCCTCACGCCGCTCCCTAGCATCACGCTTATCAATTGCAATCTGCTTGGCCGTCTTCTGCTTTCGCGGCCTTGGCATCGCCGGAATAGCGGCTTCGGTTGGAACAAACTGTTTAACCTGACCACCGTAGGGGTAAACGTATGTGCCCCGTTTAAGAAATAGTGGTATCTCAGGCATTGGCAAGTTCCCTATCGTCATTGAGATCACACGCAGCTATGAACCTACCGGTATCGAATTGCTCATTATCATTTTCAAAGATATCGATAAAATCATCTCGTAAATCGAGAAGCGTGTCTTGAACCGCGACTTCGTCGCTATTGTTATTACATAGGATTTCGGCTACCTGACAATAATGTTTGCGAGAATAAGTAGACATTTTTATGTTCCTTTATTTCAGTTGCATGGGTTTGGGTATTTCGATTTGTTTTTGTATCTAGGTAACTAGGTCTTAAGGAGTTGCTTCTTTAGCAAGTTCTTACTAGTAAGTACGGGTAATACAGACGTTCACTGTATCCCTCTTTTCATAACCTCTTATAAAACCTCGTATCTTTATTTTTAAAAATACGGAATTTTACCTAATAGGTTATCATTCTTAACATAGGAATGGGGTAGTATCTCAAGAGAAGGGAACTATTTTGAAAGTTCCCCTCGGTTTAAGATACGAGACTTAGCATCGGGATTCGGAGACAGTAAGATGAATATAGGTTCAGCTTTATTCATATTAAAATCAACTTCCCAAACGGCAAACCCGTCCCGCTCATAATCGAAGAACGTGAAGTGATATTTTATTAATAAACCGGAACCTTGCCCCGCAAAACATTCTTTACGGTTCAGGGCGGTTGTAACCGCTCTATCTATTTCGATTTCAGAGATTGCTGCACTCGCTGCAATCCGCGAAATACCCTTAGCCGTACAAGCCAACGTAGCATGCACAAGGTCGCCAGGCTTAAATACTTCCGCCCCGTGATTAGCTGCGGCAGGGCCGGTTAGTAATAATGTAACTAGCACCGAAAATAAGAATTTCATATTTTTCCTCCCTTTTAAATGGTTAGGCCGTGCCCTTGGGCACAACGTGATGAAGACAATAATCTGCAAGCTCCTGGAATATCCGTCCAGCTTCCGAATAGCCCCGAACGTTTTGCGTTTCCTCTTTATCGTAGTCAACATAATCGTGAATCACGGCCATGTCAGGACAACCGCTCTTGTCGTCCTCGAACACAATTACAATTCTCATCGGTGTCGTCATAATGGTTTCTCCCTTCGTTGCAGTTAAAAAGAATGGCTTGTTTCTGCCGTTGTCCTATACAAGCCGTTTTAAGCCTACTACAGCGATTAAAGGCGGAGGGTGTACCGACCCCAGCCGAGCTTTAATTATTGCGCTGTAATAGGCTTAAAAGGGATTGTAGACCCCTTCTATTGATAGTTTCAAGAAAGATAGGGTAAATGGGGTCGGCGTCTAAACCGACCCCTAAACCAGCTAGCTGGCTTTACAAGTGCAATTCTCACACTTGCATGGCGCACATTTACAATCGGACATAGTAGTCCTTTCATGTTTGTGGCGCTCTCGAATGCCCCATATATCCCACTGAGAGCGGGCGGGAGGGCTCTTCACTAGGCCACCAGTGTAACCCTAGCCGCCGGAGCGGCGACGTAGCCCGTTGGAGTGCCAATATAGACGGCCCCGGCGGCGAGTCGTACTACTGGCCCGGTAATGACTTCGCCATTCACTCGCTTGTAGGTAACTTGATCATTTATTTTCATAATGTTAATCCTTTTCAAAGTGTTAATCTATCGCCGCTTCGAGTTCTTCCACGACGGACCCAGCCCATAGTTCAACGGCTAAGCTAAGATAGAAGCAAGCCATGCCGCTCCACAAGGAATTTGCGGGGTCAGGCTGAGGGACCTCGCCTAAGATATCGTCAATATAGTTGAGCACATCATCGCCGTATTTTGCCATGGTTTCCAATGCCTGGTGGTAAGTTACGGCTGGCATGTAGGCCCCAGACGAGCAATCCCCTTGGACGATGGCCGCGACGTCATATGCAGATATATCCTGATCAATCCAAGCTGGCACATCGATATCGAAGCTCGTAACGTCTGTCTCACAGTTCCATACTTGTTGCATTTCATTAATCCTTTTCAAACGTTTCATTGAGGTATTTTCGTGCTTCTTCTGGTGTTTCAAATACGGCCCACGCTGTGCAATCCATATACCCAGGCGCGGAAAGCCTTGCACCATAGCCGTCGATTATTTCAATTGAATATATTTCGTCGCCATCGTAAAAAGCCTGTAAATCTGCCTTTTGGGGAGCGCATGTCTTCTGATTTTGGCTAAGATAAACAGCATCATACTGAACAAAGGCTGTGCCGTGGTCCCCATCGATCTCAAGCCAGCGCGAATGGGCCGTTATTTGTTTTTTCATAAATTCTGTCATAATTTTAATCCTTTTCACAGTGTTGTTGAAATCCGGGCTTCGTGGTCAATTCGGCCCTCCCGGATTATTGCATGAGCCGCCCCAATGCTGAAACCATAATAAGCAGCAAAGCCAGCTACCGTTATGAAATCATTGACGAATTTGAGGTATAGGTCGGCAGATATTGTGTTGATATTCATAATTTTAATCCTTTTCAAAACTAGATACTCTTGACAATAGCTAACGCCTTGTCAGCTTCCTCTTGTGTCCTAAAAAACAAGCGCAATGTATCGCCGTAGCGTGGATAATCAGCGATTGATTCATAGCATATCCGATGGTCAATCAACGTATCTTTTACGTTCGTGTCATTATATACGGGATGATCTCCATCCGTCGTAGACTGTTGAGTCATATCGGTCATATCATTAGGAATCTTTATTGAGAACTCATTGTGATTCCACGTTGACCTACCGCCGAAATAAACCCCATGAACCACCTCAAGGGCTGCGTTCATTACAGCATCATGCGCGGGGCTGTACTCTTTAAGATTGGCTACCGATTTATTCATTTCATTAATCCTTTTCAAAGTGTTTTGATTTGTGAATAATCACCAGCGCGGTTCTCTTTCCACAACGGGATATTGGGATAAACAGCTTTAGCATGTTCAATTGCATCACGTTGCGTACTGAACCATTTCCCCCTAAATCCTACCCATGGTTTATCACAAATGGCGACGTTGAAACCGCGCTTTCCGTCAGCATACCAAATTGATATACATTTCATAGCGTTAGCGTGAAAATTGTTCATGTTCATTTCATTAATCCTTTTCAAAGTGTTTTGGGTTAGTCCCTGGAAACGCCAACACCACTAAATATATATGTGTAGACGTTTCCAGCGAATAATCTGATCTAACGACGGACCCGACGGACCCGGCGTGGGGCTCTGTATTCGCTTGCCGCGACTGAAATCAATATTGTCGCAATGCCCGCACAGATAGCAAACCCCAGAAGAGCAAACGCGATGAGGCTATCGGGCGTTTGAGCATATACCCATATGAACGACCAAGCAGCGACAAAGGTAGAGAGGCCGCAAAGCGTTGCGATGGTGGCGATAAATGCTTTCATTTTATTAGCTCCCTTCAATGGTGTAATTCTCAACGTGGCCTTGGGCATCAATTCTAACACCGTGGCGCGGCTGGCCCTCAAGGTAGGACGGGTTTGCGGCCTCGAGCGCTGCTTGGCAGTCAGCAAAATGGTTTGATTTTTCATAATACGGATGATGGTTTGTCATTTCATTATTCTCCTTTTGCGGGTTAGTGGGGGATAGTGTCTTAACGATGACAGGGGTCAGACCCCTGCCATCATTAAAAGACTAATTACTCATCGCAAGTCTTAGCTCAGCATAGGCGAATACGCTGTTAAGGGCGTCTTCTAAGTTGGTTGTATAATCGTTGATAACGTCCCAGCCGCTATTGCCGTAAACAAACCGTACCCATCCCTTGTTTTCGTCACCTTCGTAGGCGATTAAATAGTCTTCGCCGGTGGTTCTCATGGCCTGAAGTATCTCAACAATGTCGTTTGATTTTTCAACGGTGGTTTCCACGGTGTCAAAAACACTCACCGTGTAGCCCGCTTCGAGAAGAGCTAGGATGGTTCTTTTAGCGACTTCATATTCTTGATCTTGTATTGGTTCCATAATCATTTTCCTTTCGTGGTTGGTTTCGGGATAGTGTCTTAACAATGACAGGGCTCTTACCCCTGCCATCATTAAAATACTAACTAGGCCCATAGGTCGCCA